TGGATACCCATACTCGCGTGCATATGCGAACGCCTGTAACCATCCTGATTTCCATCACGGCAGTGATGAGTCACGCTTGCGGATCTCCGCCAGATCCGTAAAGGAGTAGCGGCCGAAGACGCCCTTAAACAAGGACGCCCCCTAACGCCTTAGCGCGACCCAGCATCAAGTCCAGTTCGCGTAGCCACAGTTCCGTCTCTGGAATGTCCGAGTACTCCGGCCTCTGCCAGATCCCACCATTCGTGTAGTGCAGGATCTTCGCGTCTGGATTCGGCTCGTATTCCCCGACGAGCCAGTTCCACGCAAGTGGAAGCGATCCGATGACATCAGTCCTCTCTCGAACGACTCCATTGGATTCTCCATAGAGTCTAGAATCTGACTCGTACTCCTGATCGGTGAACGCTTTGGAATATGTGAGCCAATGGAACCGATGGAGCTGTAAGCCTGGTGCCGCGTTCACGTATCCAGGCGTCAACGCCTGGCACTGGTCATTCACGAACAGCATCACGCTCGACCAGTTCTTGCGCGGGTACTTCGTCTGTTCATGGCCGTCGAACTTCGTCAGCGCTTTCGGGATGTAATCGTGCTGGCAACAAAACACCGCGTGGCCCGGATACGCGAGCGGATAGGCCAAGAGTTCGTATATGTCAGCTTGCACCAACACGTCACAGTCCATGAACACACTGAGGCCGTGATAGCCAGAGAGATACGGCACGAGAAACCGCGTCAGAGAAAACTCGGTGGACTCTGTGACCCCCCGCTCGCGCGTGTAGACTTTCCGAAGACTCGATAGCGCCAGCGGGATGATCTGCACCGGCCGCGAGGATCGACGGAGAATCGAATGCGCTGCCACCGCGAACGCAAGTGGTTCTTTGCTATCCCAGCCGATGAACACGCGCAGCGGGCCGAATTCACTAGGCTGCACGGGACTGCTCCTGCTCTTGAAGATCGCGCCACGCTTGACCTTGTAAAATTTCCTGAATAGTCCACTGGTTGGCGCAGAGGTTCGACAAGAAACCATCACGGCCGCCCGGTCGAATCGGCGACTCAATCTGTGACAAATTCGATAGGCCCATGCGCACCGATGCCGCAAACGGCGCTAAGGTAAAGATAGGCACCCCGGCAATCAGGGCATCCAACGCGGCAGCGCTGCTGTAGACCACGACCGCCCAGGCACGCCGCAGATCCTCTGCAATCGGATTGGCGGCTCGCTGCGTCTTCCAACGGATCCGAATCGGCCGATCGGTGTATTGACGCAAGGTGGCGGTGGTCTCCTCGAGCCACTGCTGCACGTTGATCCCGTGAAAACTGAAATAGATCGCTGAATTCGGACAAATCAGGATGTGCGAGCCGTTCGGCTGCCACGACTGAATCTGCCGGCGAAGCGCGCGGAATCTCTCAGACGTCGCATTCCCTCGACCATCGTGCTGATAGGCATTCTTCGTGATCCGGTAGTACTTCCCGCGACCGAGATACGCATGGTCGCCGAAGTACCAATCACGTCCCTCCACTTGCGCCTGTCGCAACAAAGGCCACGATGGCGGCGAGCCAAAGAGCGCGACCGGCCCGTCATGGAGATAGTCCAGATCGTCGGTGATCGTGCCGCGGCAGCCCTTCGCAAACGCATAGGCGAACTTCGGCGAGGTGAATTCATCCTTCGCGTAATAGGACACCGGAATCATGCGAAGACATCCTCGAGCACCACGCGCGGAAACGTGTTCAGAATCGTGAACCGAGACGCATTGAGCACGGTGACGCCGGCCGCCTTGAGGGGCTCTACGATCGATTGGAACTTGTGTAGGAACAGCGCGAATTGTGACTCCAAGTGTGTCGGGTGCGGTCCAAACCAGTTCTGATGCCCGCTCGGATCTCGCCACATATCAAACCCGAGCAGGACGATCTTCGCAGCTCCTAGATGCACCGCAAGATTGATCGCCTGATACCCGGAATTGTTGCCGGTCTTGAGTCCAGTCGGATCGAGCTCTAACCCATCTTCGCCAGCATCTAGCAGCACCTGCACATCAGGCCACGCCATCGCCCATCCGCCAAGTTCCCAATCCGTCGGAAGCCGATTCTTCAGCCGCGCCTCAAACGCGTCCTGCTGGATGCTGTATTTGAGCCCGGCAAACTCCGGCGCCCCTTTCACGAAGCGCCAGTACTTCTCATCGGCGGCATAGAGCACATCCGCCCACGGCGCAGGCGCGACATGCCCCGGAATCCGGCAGCATCCCGCTTCCTTGACCGCGATCACATGCGCTTTATCACGGCAGAACGCCGCATCGGCCGCAGTGAGGCTCGAGCCGCCACCGAGACAGACCACTGTTTCCCCCGGCCAGAGCCGCGGCACACGCGCCACAGGACGAGCTGTGAGCGTCGCTGTGGTCAATGCCCTGCTCTCACCACTGGCACCGTCACCGCATCCCGGCCATCCTTGCCATCACGCCCGCGTTTGACTTTGAGTGTCCAGCCCTTCGACCCGTCACCTGGCTTAATGGCGGTCGTTTCGTTGCAGTGCCACTCCGAGCCGCCGTAGGTCACGCCATCGCCGCGCTCGTAGGTCTTCCCATCGACATAGACACCGCGATAAATCTGGACCGGAAATGTGAGCGTGCCGAGTTCCTTGACTTGCAGTCCGCGCAGGCACTTGATCGTGAACGTCCGCTCGTCCGCCTGTTCTACGGCGAGATCATCCCAACCCAAACCATCCGTGCCATTCGTGCCATCTTTGCCATCGCGCCCAGGCTGCCCATCTCGACCCATCGGGCCAGGAATGAATTGGCGTATTTCAGCCACAGCCACACGTTCGCGCAGGACACTGATGTCCGTGACGATGGCGTCCACCTTCTCGAACACTGGCGCCATGTCCTTCTCTGGCACAGGCCGAGTACTGACGACACGCAGATCGGCCTCTAGGCCAGCAATCTGACTGCGGACATCGCTCAAATCCACGACCGGCGTCGGCTGTGCCGATTTCGTCTCGACCACCACAATCCGATCGCGGAGGTCCCCCAGCACATCGAGTCTGGCTTCTGATGCGGCTAACCGTTCGAGAATTGGCGACACATCAACCGGTGCAGGAAGGTCCTGCGACACCACTGCGATCGGAACGGCTGATTTCGTTTCCATGACCACGATCCGATCACGGAGATCGCCGAGCGTGTCCAGCCTCGCTTCAGCAGCAGCCACGCGCTCGAGCACGGGAGACAAATCAATCGGAGCTGGGATCTCCACGGCCGGCAAAACCACCGGCTGCGCCGCCTTGGTCTCTACCGTCATCAGCCGATCGCGGACATCGCCCAACGCCACGATCCGCGCTTCCGCAGCAGACATCCGCTCCATAATCGGTGAGAGATCGATCGGCGTAGGAGGTTCGAGGGCTGGCAGAACGACTGGCTGCGCGGCCTTTGTTTCCACAGTGACGAGACGATCCCGAAGCGCATCAATAGTGGCCAGACGAGATTCTGCTGTGAGCATCCGCGCTTCTGACGCCGCCAACCGCTCGAGTACTGGGCCGAGCGCGTTCTTGACCATCACGATCACGGCATCCGCGAAGACGTCAGGCTGCATAAAATCCTTCCGCCAGCGCTTTCCTGTGTAGAGCTGACGCAAAATTGGCGACCTGCGCCATCTCGTCCTCGCCATCCATTTCCGGCAGTGATTGGCCGCTGGATTGCGGAGTCGCCGGCACGCCAGGCACCTCGCGCTCGGCGAGCTGTTTCAGCGGCCAGTACTGCTGCTGGAGATACGGCGTGTCCCCGCCAGCCACCGGTCCGAGACCGAAGTACTTGATACGCGCTTCATCTGGGGACATCCCGCCAGACCCGATCGACTTATTGGCCGATTCCACACGCGTGGCTGTATCCATCCAGATCAAATCATCGATGTCGAACTCTGTGCCGTATTGCTTGCCCTCGATCTTATCGAGTAATCCGAGACCTTTGTCATGACTCTTCTCGAAGTTCGTCGCGAGGCTTTGAATACACTGGCTGTGATACTTCAGCAGCAACGGCTCGAAGTTCGCGTAGGGTGGCGGTGGGCCGATGTCCACCAGATACGGCGGAACGCCGAACGTGCTGCAGACGACTTCCGCCGTCCATTTCAACTGCTCGATCAACTGCGAGTCGACGGCCGTAAGACTCAGCGGCTGATACTTCAACTCGCCAGCAAGTACCGCAATATCCCCAGCGGTCCGAGCCCGCCACGTCTTCTGCAGCGCTAATGCCTGCGCGTCCGTGATCCCGACCGGCGCGGTGAGGATCCCAGATGGCGAGCTGCTGTTCTCGAAAAATGTTTTCGACCCGCTCTGGATGGCCAGGCCTTGAAGCGCGGCGAGTCCAGACGCATACAACGGCGAGAGGCCAATCAGCGGATGCCACGGCGCAATCATCGTGTCGTGAATGATCTCGCTAGCCGGCACCGTCACCATGTCCGTCGGAATGAGCGACAGATCATCGCGCTTGAGTTGGTAATAGACATCGCCAGACGTGGCCACGAGTGGCGTCACGCGCGTCGGGTCCAATACGTACAACGCGGTCACAATCCCGCGCCGATCGCGTCCCTTCAGCACGTAGGCGTTACCGTGAATGAGTTTTGAGAGGATGTACTGCTCGGTGTACTTATTGAACGTCTGATAGTGATTCGGCTGCCGCAGGACTGGAGAAAAGGCCGCCGATTCGGTCTCCGTCCAGACCCCATTCTCGTCCTGCTGCACCAACCGAAAGCACATCTTGCCCATGTCGGTCGAGATCAACCGCAGGCAGGCATACACCGCAAAATAAGCCAGGACGTTGTCGAGTTTGATCTCGGCGTTCTGTTGCCACGCGCCCATGAAGGGTTCGCGCACAATCGACCACCAGCCGCCACGACTCGGTAACGGCTGCAAGACCTGCTGCGATGGGAAGGCCTTCGTCCGCGTAATCGTCAGCCCGAGCAGATTCATGGCCGGCGAACCGCTTTAGGTGGCGGCGTATCACGGACGGCAAACTTGAGATTCAGGATCGTCTCAACATCCGCTTCCTGGGCCAGATAGATCGCGCCTTCTTCTTGCGGTTTGCCCTTGTAGGTGTGATACCGCAATGAGAGCATCCAGACAGAGGGATCCTTGGACTTCTCGCCGCGCAGCTCTGGTGGCACACGGAACGAACGAATCACGATCGTGCCGTCGTCGCGGATAACGTATTCTTCTTTGCCGTCTTTAGACAACTCGTAGCGATAGCCATGCTCTGCGGCGAGCGCTTCGAGATCGGTATCGCTGCTGAAGAACAACTGATCGAAGTCGGACATGGTGAGTAGCGGAGCGCAGCTATTCCACAGCGCT